TTAATAGATAAAAATAGAAATTTTTTATAATATTTACTAATAAACAAAACAAAAACATTATGGATACTTTAACAACAACAGTAGCAGACAGCATTTCGACAGCAGTAACAAACAATGTTCCTAGTTTCGGAATTTTTGAGCAATTAGCCAATTACGGTGCCTTAGGATTAGCAGCTTTAGCTTTAGGAGCAGTATGTTGGATATTCATCAAAAGACATTTAGATGAAAAAGACAGATTGCAGAGAAAATTAGATGAAATGGATAAGAACAAATGATTTTATTACAAGCTTCACCAGTACCATCTTTCGGAATATTTGAAACCCTTACCCAATATGGGGCTTTGGGTGTTATTACATTAGGTTTAGGAGCTGCTCTATGGTTTTTGTTGAAAAGACAAATAGCTTCAGAAGATAGATTAAAATCTCAAGTTGAGGATTTACAAAAAGAATTAAATAATTACGTCAAAAATGATGCTGTAAATATGAAAAATTCTGTAGATAATAATACTAGAGCACTTCAAGATCTAAAAGATATTATTCTTCAATCTTCAATAAAACAGAAAAGATAATGAGTAAATCAAATAAAATTTTATATTCAGTTCTAGGAAGTGTAGTTATCCTTGTTGTATTAAATATTTTATTTGCCGGAACAGGACACGTTAAAGTTGTAGAGTCAAATGTTACTTTGACTGAATCAAACAATAAATTAACACAAGAAAACCAAAAGTTGACAACCGAAAATCAAGAATTGAAAGTTATGACCGATTCGTTGATTGTAGCAGGAGATTCACTGAAAAATGAAGTTTCAACTTTAGAAAATAAAGTAGATAACTATGAAACTCAAATTGAACAGGTTGATAACAATAATAGGGCTAATGATAATTTTTCTAAGCCCTATAAAATCGTTGTGCCAATCACAGAAATATCCGATAGTACGAATTAGTGGCAAGGATACTGTTGTTGTAATGACAGTAAAACAAGCCGATGCAATCAATTTAAGATTGCAAAAAATGCAATCACAATTAGATAGTTTAAAGAAAGTTGTAGAAGAAAAGGATTTGGCTTTAAAAAGCAATAAATCATGTGATTCTTTAGAAACAAAATTTCAAGATATGTCTCACGGACCAACTTTTATTTATAATTATAAAAATGATATATATACTTTAGATTTAAGTTTATATAAGATTAAATTAAATAATCTTGGTAGGGTTAAACTTAAAAAAATGACCAGATGGGAGATTGGGAGATATTTTGAACTTTTAAATGGTAACTCTAATAATACAATTGATTGGAAGGAGACATTCAGAGATTATAATTTACCCTTGATAGAAGACAATAAATTGCTACAATTCTAAAATTTATGAAAAATTTTATTTTTTTAGTTTTTTTATTTACATTATTATTTAATTCTTTATTTGGTCAAATACCTACAAGATTAATAGTAAATCCGGGTTTTGAACAACCTTCATTAGGTTGTACCAATTGTTATAACTTATTTCCAGTAGCTAGTGTTCCCGGTTGGAAAACTACAGATCCAACTGCTGTAATAGAAATTTGGGGTACTGGTTTTCAAAGCAAAACTTCACGTTCAGGAATTCAATTTGCTGAAATAAATGCGAACAATTCAGCTTTTTTATATCAAGAGTTATGTTTAGCTCCCAATGAAGTTGTTAATTATTCTATTTGGTATTTGAAAAGGACTACAAATACAGAACAGATGAGAGCACAATTGACTGAATTAAATAATACTGTTATATCTCAATCTGTAGTTTATACAGCAACAAATAGTTGGGTTAATTATACGGGCACTTTGACAAATAATGGTACAGGAGGTTTAAAAAGAATAGGTTTTGTTGCTGTTACTGGTGGATCTACAGGTAACTTGATTGATGATATTACTATATCATTAAAACCAATAATTAGTCTAAAAAACTTTACGCCTTCTAGACAAAATGAAGGTGTTCAAACAAATTTAATTTTAATTGTAAATGGTACATTGACATCTCCGGCAACAATTAATTTAAATTTAACGGGTACTGCCACTTATCCAAATGATTTTACAATAGGTAATCCTAGCAGAGGGACAATTTCAATTAATTCAGGAAATATAACTTTAAATCTGCCATCTGGAGATTATAATCCAAATTTAAACTCTGGAACCAATCTAGGTGAAATATCAATTCCGATAACAGGGTTGACAGATGGAATCAATGAACCAAGTGAAACAATTACATATACTCTTTCATCTGTATCAGGAGGTGGAATCAACTTTCCACTTGTTGCTGGTCTAAATGGTATAGGAGCAAATTGTTCAACATATATAGGCTCTGTCACGGATACAATAAATAATTTTTCACCACTACCAATACAATTACTTTATTTCTTGGGATTTGTGAAAAATGAAAAGGTTGAACTTAACTGGAAAACTGCTAGTGAAATAAATAATGATTATTTTACTGTTTATGAATCTAACAATTTAAATGATTTAAATGAATTAATTAGGATAGATGGTGCAGGAAATTCAAATTTTCCTAGAGAATATTCCTGTGTTGATTTAACTCCATCAAAATATTATAAATTATGTCAAACAGATTATGATGGTAAATATGAATGTTTCGATTGGATTTCAGTTAATTTAAATAGTAAGGAAGACCCAATATATAGAATTTATGATGTTTTCGGAAGAGAAACCAGCTTGGATCACGAAGGAGTAATAATCATAGTGGATGAGAGAGGAAAAGCACAAAAAATTTTAATTAAAAAATAAAAAAAATAATTATTTATTGTTAGATAAATTAAATATAGTGAAAGATAATCATTTAATGTGTGGTTTTGAATCAATTAAGGATTTGGTAAAAAGTGCTTTTGGATTAGACCATATTTATACAAACACAGTAATCGCTTCAATAGGAGCTATATCAACATTTATAACATCATATATATATGATGATGCTCAAGCAATTTATGTATTACTCGGGTTTATAGCTTTTGATTCTTTGACAGGAATTTTAAAAGCTTTTAAACAAAATATATTTTCTTCAGCCAAATTACCCAGAATATTAGTTATTATGGTATTGTATGTTTCTTTGTTGAGTTTGGGTTGGAATTTGGCAAAAGTTGACGATATATTTAGTTGGTTACCGGGAACACTTTATTTTGGTTTTATTAGCACACTTGTAATTTCTATCATAGAAAACCTTCATGCTTTAAATGTAATTTCTGATGAAATATATAATCACATGAAGAAAAAAATGAAATTAGTCCAAGAAATATTTTTTGGGAAAGGTAAGTCAAGAAACGATTAAACAATTATTTTTCTGAATGGGGCAGAATTAGTGAAATTCAAGAACCCTTTTTTATTTTTAAAGAACTTTGTTACATAAAAACAATTTGTCTCTAAAATCAATCTCATCCTTTCATATAGATCATTGTTCATGGTAACCTTTTTGGTTGCAGCACCATCAGAAATTGTCAAAACATAATAATTTGATCCATCCCATTGAGCAGTTTTTTTCTCAATATGATTTATCATAAAATAATAAAATTTATTTGTATCCTCAAAATTCAAGGCTGAATCTATATTTAGACCAGTTGCTTTCATGAATTGTTCTTTTACACTCGCTATTTTATTTAATAAATTTAAATCTAATGAACAAATTTCTAGAAACTGATCATATCTAATCTGATCTGTAGTCTTTTCAAAATCTTTATTTTTAAATTTTCTTTCAGCAACCGTCAAAACTGTATCGACATCGTTTGTGAACATATCTAATTGGTTGCTTTGCTTATATTTTATCTGTTTCATTTCTATGAGTTCTTCTCTAGAATTTGACCAATCATCAAACAAACCAGCTTTCAAACATGATTCAAAATTTGTTTTATTGAATTTAGACCATTTTGTTGAGAAAAACATTTCTTTATCCATTAATTCGACTCTGTTATTCTTTAATTCTTTGAAAGCTATTTCTCCCATACCATTTATTGAAGAATAACCCATAGCAATAATTTTATCTTCAATAATCGTCCAATCCCAGTTTGATTTTCTATTAGGAGGAACAATTTTTATTCCTTTCGACATTGCAGATAAAAGTGCTGAATTTAACCATGCTTTATTTTTTTCATCATCATTACCAGTTTTTGGATGATTTAGAAGAGCACAATAAAATTCAGTTGGATAATAATGTTTTAAAAATAATGTTTGTGCTGCAACATAGCTATAACTCAAACTGTGACTCAAATTAAATGAATAGCCAAGATATTTAATTAACCAAGATTCAATTTTTTCAACGTCTTCTACAGACAAGCCTTTTGCAATCGCACCATCGATGAATTTTTTCCACAAATCCTTATAGGATTTGTAATTTTTATTATTTTCTTCATCATTTGATAACTCTTTTCCCTCTAATTTTTTTGATATTATCTTACCTGCACCATCCATTGCCTTACGCAAATTATCCCCTTCACCTAAACTCATTCCTCCTATTTGATTAGCAATAAACATCAATTGTTCTTGATATATTAAAACTCCATTTGTTTTTTCTAACAGTGGAGCTAATATACTATGGGCATAAGTTCTTTTTTCAGGCTCAAATTTATTTTTAATAAATTCTTCATGAGCCTTAATTCCCATCGGTCCGGGACGATACAATGCGTTTGCTGCTACTAATTCGTCAAAATTTTCGCATTTCATAGATTTTAACATTGCATTCATACCTTCAGACTCAAACTGAAAAATACCTTGATTAAAACCTAATCTCAATTCATCATACAGATTTTTATCTTCTAAATTAACATAATCTACTTCTAATTGGACCTTATCACCTATTTCATCTCCATGTCTTTCTCTTATATATTTTATGCAATCTTTTATAACGTTTAATGTTTCTAATTTTAAACGATCAAGTTTTAATATACCAATAGAAGAAAGGTCTTTTGCATTTCCTGATTCTTGGAAACCAGAAACTATTTGACCTTTGCAAATATTAACTGGCATACTCTCCCAAATTGGGCCCGGTGTTATTACAATTCCAGCAGCATGTTTTCCAAGATTTCTTAATTGACCTTGTAATTTTAATGTATTATCAATAACCTCTTTATTGTGTGGATCTAAAATCCACTTCCTTACCCTATCGCTACACATAGGATCATTTGGCCAATGTATTAACCATTCCTCAAGCGAAGAATCCCATTTTGTTGGCATTTCCTTAGTGACGGCAAAAATATCACTTTCGAATCCAGTGTCTTGACCTAGAGCTCTAGCAACATCTTTTATACAACCTTTTTCATTGAAGGTTCCAAACGTAATTACTGGAACTACACGTTCTTTTCCATATTTTCCATAAAGAAAATTTAATGTCTTTTCATCTGTGCCAGCTTCAAAATCTGTATCAATATCCGGCATAGATTTTCTCTCTGGATTTAAGAATCTTTCAAAATATAAATCAAATCTTACAGGATCAATTTTTGTAATATCTAAACACCATGATAATAAGCTTCCGGCAGCGGAACCACGTCCCGGACCTGTTGCTATATCATTATCTTTACAAAATCTAATTAGCTCCCAAACGACCAAAAAATAATCAAGTACTTTTTTATCTTCAATAACTTTTAACTCATAATCTAGACGGTCATAATAAATTTTTTCTTTTTCGTAATCAATTTTTACAACACCCGTCTTTTCGTAATCCTTTAATTTTTGTTTTAATTTAGCTTTAGATAGTTTTTGAATTATTTCTATTGTGTTATCTGTTTTAAAATATTTTATAACATCAGGTGTAGGTTCATATTTAGGGTACTTATCATCGGTCATTTCAAATTCAAAATTGCATTTTTCAGCGACCTTCAAAGTATTATCTAAACAAAAGTCTACATAGTGTTCAGGATAATTAAAACCTAAACGTTTATTCATTTCGTGAAAATTCTCGAAATTTGTATAATATAATTCTCTTGCTTGTAATGAAAACGCTCTTCCTACTGGTTGACTTTGGTTTATTGCAATTAAAATATCCTGTAATCTATTATCTTCCGGCATAGCATAATGAACGTCCCCAGTTAAAATTGGTTGTAAATCATGCTTTTTAATCATTTTTAAAATGAATTTATTATAGATTTTTTGTTCTTCAATTTCATTAAATTGAAGTTCTGCATAAAAATCATCACCAAATTCTCTTTTAAATAATAAAATTCTTTCTTCAGCTTCTTTTTCTTTACCCTCAGATATCAATCTGGCAAATTTTGATGCCATACAGGAGGATGTAACAATTAATCCTTTTTTATTTTCAATTAACCACTCAGTAGTAATTCTTCCTTTATAATAATATCCTTCAGTAAATGATCTATAAATTAATTTATTTAAATTTACATACCCTTCCTGATTTTTTATAATAATAGATTGATGAGTATTTTTGGCTGAATTATCAATACTTTCAGCTTCTTCTTTCGGTATATTTTTATCTAAATTATCATTTAAATAAGCTTCCATACCGAGAATAGGTTTTATTCCAGCAGATTTACACTTTTGAAAATGTGTCAACCAACCAGAAGCATTACCATGGTCCAATATTGTGATTGCTGGATGATTAAATTCTTTAGCTAATTTTACGTAATTAGCT